ACCGTCAGGTCAACAACGTCTGAAATGTGGATGAAACTGCCGTACTGGCTCGGCGTGGCCAGAATATCGACCTTTGACAGCTTCTCTCCGTTCGGCGTAACGGCCTCCGTAAGAGGCGTAGTCGCCAGCGCGAGGCGGGCATACCGCCTCATTTTTATCGTGTTTCCGCTCTTTTTGGGCACCGAATACTGCATTGCAAAGCGCCGATGCAAATACACCGGCTCCGCAACGGCCAAGAGCGTCCGGTTGTAATACGTCGATACAGCCGGATCAATTTGTGTGGTGGTAGTAAGATTTTCAGCCATAGTTAGCTACTCCGTTCTATGCGTATGGCTCACGGACCCGACAAGCCCAGCTTCATCCGCATCTGCCGGACCTCTTCATTCGTCATGTTCGCCCATTGCGGACCAGGCACAGCCCCCGCACCTGACGCTGCGCTCGGACTTCCGGGCAAACTGGCCCGATCCGCCTTGGCCTGAATCTCCTCAAGAATCTCCTTGGGCGGTTCAGGCGCTTTTGCCGCCTTCGCACCGGCCAAAACGTATTTGGCCACTCGATGCGCGGCTAAGGCCGGATTTGGACTCTGCCGAATCGTCTGTTGAAGCATTGGGTCCGCAGCCAATACTCTCTTGAATTCTTCTGAATTTACAGTCTCCTGAAAGTCAGGATTCTGAACCATGTAGGCCACGGTCATCATGGCCTGATTCTGCTGTTGCCGAAGCGCCTCTATCGCCTGGAAAGCATCTTGCCCATCCACAAAGGCCTTAAACCTGCCGTCGGGGTCCACAAACATCTGCCTGATAGGGTCGGGTTGCTGTGGCTGCTGCTGATTCTGATTCATGTTCGCAGCCTCAATTGCCTGCAATCGCATCTCAAGCATTGACCTGGACTCGGCTTCGGCTTTCAGCTTCTCTTCAAACTCCGCCGCCTGCTTGACCTTTTCCTGAAATCGTTCATACGGAATGGTTTCAGGCGGCTTTTGCTCTGGTTTTTCGACTGTTTGGCCAGTCTCTGCCCGCTCCCCGGCGGCGGGAGCCGTAACGCCCGTTTGTTCTTTCTGTTCTGCTTCTAAAACCATGACTTTTCCTTTCGTCTGTTGAATTCGGCCCGGCTTCGGCCGTCACCGTCGGCGAATCGGCGAATTTAACGCCTGTTAAGCCCGTGACGATTCCGCGACAAACTTATGCCGCGTCGTGACGTTCGCATCCATAGCGATTCCGTCTTTGAAATTAAGCTCAATCTTGCCTGTGAATTGGGGATGCTCCGCAAGGATCGCTTCAATCCTGTTAAGCACTTGGGCTACTTGCCCCTGCGCCCCTTCTTCTTGCCTTTTCCGCACCGTTTGCACATCGCTTTTTCCTCAATTTAACGGTAATCCTTCTGCGCTTTTCGCTATAAACTCAGCCGCCGGGGAGTCCGTTGACTCCGCTTCGAGCGGCGTGTCTTTCGGCAGGCACCAAAGCATCTCGATTCGGCCCTTTTTGCGGTCCACCACGAAAAGGAGCGTGTCCAGCAGCCGAACGGCGGGCGGCTGTCTCATAACAAACGCCTTTGTCCGCAAAACTCGCGCCGCGCGGTGTGAAATCACGCCCGGCGACGGGGCGTTCGGCGTATGAATCAGCGCGTCTCGCGCCGCCGGCGTATCCGCCACGTCCGATTCGTCCCAATAACTGCGAATCAGGACGTAGTATTTGTCCAATTTCGTGCGATTAACCACTCGATCAATCAGGTCCCGGAAGTCCTGAGCCAATTCGCCCTGAAGATCGCCAATTTTGTAAATCATCGCTTCATCCCCGCCAAAAGTGGCATTAAAACATTGATTATTCGATGAGTCGCACCTTCTATGGCATATTCCTCTATGCCGTATCGGCTTTCCGCCAAGCCGTTCAGTTCGACCAAAAGCAATTCGAGGGCCTCGTGCAGCGCTGACGATTTCGGATCGTTGTCTAATGCATCCGCTCCCGACGATGCTGTTTTGGAAAGGCGCACAATCGCCGTAGAACTCGTGAAAGTATTGGTGCTTATTTCAGCATAGCGATCCTTTTGCGTGTTTCCGTGCTGAAAAGTAATGTCGTAGCGCTCCAGTCCGAAGATTCTCCGCCACCGCAAGAATTCGGACTTGAACACTTCAAAATCTTTTTGGGTAGTCTTCTTCGGCATCAACTATCGCTTCGTCTGCTTTGCCTGTTTGGCCACTTTCTTTTCGTCAATCTTGTTCTTCTCGAAGCCCTGAACAATATCCGCAAGGGCCTTGACGCGATTCGTGCCCATTTCCTGTATCTCGGCCATCGTCTTAACCCTGCTCAGGGCCGCCGTCGCCATGTTCTCGGCCGCCTGCGTCCTCGATTCCTCCGCACCGGCTATGTCGGTGGCGATCTTGGCCTGCTTCATCTTCTGCGTCAGCACTTCCTCCTGGTACTGCTTCTGCTGCTGCTGCTGCATCGCCTGTTCGGCCGCCTGCATGTGCTTTTTCAGGGCCGAAGTGTTCAGTACCGACGAGTTCTCAAGAATGAAACTCCACGGTATCGGGCACGGGTCCTGCGTTCTTGCGCCCATTTCCTTCAGCATCAGCGCCTCGGCAACGGCCATTTGCCTCTGATTCTCCGTCAACAGGCCCTCTACAAGGGTGCAATCCCACTTGGTAAACTCCGCGTCGTAGAATTCCGGCGTGGGGGGGCTGTTCAATATCCGCTTGACCTTCGCGGTCGGGTAGTATCGCTTGTTCTGAATCAGCTTGAGCATCTTGAGGCCCGCGCATTGCTTCGTATATCGCCACGAGTCAAACATGTGCTGGAGAATCGTAAGCGCTGCGCCCTGCCGCATCTTGCCCAAAAAGGCCGGAATGTCCTTGTTCTCCGTGCCCATCAGCTCGTCGTTTGCGCCCGGGTCCTCCGAAATCTCCCGGTCGAGCAGTTCGACCATGTGAAACAAGCCTACGGGAATATCCGAAGGCTTCAACTGCACCGCCTTGGGACCCGCCGGCCCAGATAGCGCCCCTTCTTTGAACCATATCGTCTGGCCCTGCCCGCTCCGGTACGCCTGGGCTTCATCCACGAAAGAATCCTCTTCCGCAGCCCAGCCGGTGTGAATCTGAGTCTCGATAATGTCCGCAATCTGCGAAACACGCTTATTTCTCGCAATCTGGGGGTCTCGCATGATGCGAGCCAGACTGATAATTTTCTGGTCCGAAGTCTCCGCTTCGGGGCAAAAGTACCCGAAAACAGGCGTGTACTTGTAATCGTTAAGCCCGTAGGGCTCGGCGCCGGTCCAGACCACGTTCCCGTCCCAAAGTATCGAAAGCTCGACCGTCTCTATCGGCCTGCGAACCGTGGCAAAAACCGGCATCCCGTTCGGCAGAGCCGCCGTCAGCTCAAAAGCCTTCAAATCGTCCTGCGTGCCGTTCCAAACGGTCTGTTTGCCGGTGAATCGGTTGATGAGAACCGATTTCATCTTCGTCGTTCTGCGCCAGAATTCGTCCCAATCACGAAGAGTCGCGCGCTGCTTCGAGACTTGAATGTTGAGGTAGGGATACTTGTCGTCGGTATCCGTAGGGGCCTGGCCCTTGCCGTCATTCTTCGGCTTAATCTCAGGCAATAAGAACCGCGCCTGTTCGTCCGTCATCCTCTTGCGGCGGAGCAAATAGGGGCAATCCTTCAGGTCCCGACGCTTAAAATGCGGGCTAAGCAGGAATTCGCTGTACGGTATGCGATCTACCTTGATGTCGCCCTCCCAGGGCTCCGGCCAGGTCTCTATCAGGCCCAGACCCGCAGTCAGGGGACCCAATTTGAACGCGTCCGATAGGGTGATCCACGGCAAGCCGCTGTCGGAATCCATCACGTTCATCAGGACCTTGCTCAGTTGAGAGGCCGTCTCGTCATCTTCCGGGCCGGTGCCGACAACCTTGAAAACGAGGCGGTTCCGGGCCTCATAACCGGCAACCGATTCGATTACGCGGCGGATCCGGTTAAAGACAAACGTATCCCGGCCCTGCGCCTTCAGGTACCGGACCCACCTGTTCTCCCACTGGTCCTGGTTCAACATGCCCAGATCGTTCTTGGCCTGAGCCAGATACTCGCCCCAGGCGCTAAACGCCTCCTGATAGGCATCGTCGAAGTCCTGCTTTATGTCGTTATAGTCAGCCATTTACGCCACCATCGGGGGACCATATTGCTTCTGCAACTGCCGAACGCGATTTGCCGTCATCCGGGACCCGCCCAGCTTCTTCTCAACCGCCAGCGAAAGACTACGAAACGCATCGGCCCCGTGCGAGCTCCAGTCGTGCAGCGCCCGAGACCGGAAAACGGGGTGCGCCTCCGTCGAATGGGCATCGTCCCGCTCCTTCTGGTAATGAGAGAGCGCGTCGATGAGAAATTCCGTCTTTTTCGCATCAAACCAGCATCGGTGGAATATGCCGCGTGCACGGTCTATGCCGAGATACTTGTCCTTTTCCTTCGGCAGCGGCCGGAAAATCACCCCGCTCTTCTTCGCAACGGTCAAAAGGCTCTCGCCCGTCTGCATACTCCGCCGGTAAACGTCAACCGGGGCAAAATCCTCACCCTTGATCCAGCCCTTCAGCTTCTCGGCCAGAATTTTCGCGTAAAACGGCATCCCTTCCGTGTTATTCTCGTAATAATCGACGATATGAATCTCCTTGCCGCAGAGCTGGAAGAAGATAATTGCCGTCGAATCCTCTTCGCCAATGCCGAAATCCCAGACGGTATGCACCGGAAGAGCCGGGTCAAAGGGCAAATTCGTAACCCGGCCCTCCGCAAGGGCCAAAGACACGTTTTGCGCCCAGAAAGCACCCTCCAAATCGAAGTCTTCGTGCGAATTCATCACGAATTGACGGTACTT